ATCCATCGTTACCTTCTCCAACCCACGATGCTAATGACCCATCTGATATCTCAGTTGCGTAAAAATCTTTTTCAGTTGAATCATTTGATCGTCTTACTCTAACCACAGGCTCTGTATAGTCATATCGAAGATTGCTAAGACTATAAGCCACAGATGCTCCAGGGTATAAGTCTAAAAATAGGAGAGATCTAGCAGAGGTCTGAAACTTTGTCATAGCATTATCATAAGCAATTGATTGTTCATTATCTAATGACAATCCCACAGAATATGCGCCGAGTGTAGCATCTGAATGTATGCTAGGAGTTCCATTATTGCTTGTAGGATTATCAGTAGTTAAGCTTCTAGCAAAAATATAGTATTCTACTGAATGCCTTAATCCAACGCTCATAACAGAAGGATCTGTGTTTCTAAGTATTCCATTAGAATACATAGTACCATAACTATTATTAACAATAGCTAAGAAGTTTGAATTATTTGTTGTTCCTGTATATAATGAAGTTGTGGCTAAACTATCTCCTGCTATACCTGCTCTCTCATCATCACCATCCATATAAAATTCTTCTTGATGGTTGTTGTCGCTAGTAAAATAAGCATAACGACTTATGATCCTTCCGTTGGTCACGCTACCTTTATTTGTAACCCATGCGGCTAAATGAGCATCTCCAGCGTTATCATATCCACCCTTTTCTGGAGAAAATCCAGTATCTAAATATTTTGTTGACCCATTACCAGTTAACCCGCTGGTTGCTACATAGTCGCTAGAAATAAAGTTAATATTGGTATCTACAGAGCTTCCAATTTCTGTTGGATCATAATCGCTTAGAGAACCGGATTCCAATTGCGGAGATGATAATATTAATGAATGAGTAATATCACCCGTGTAACTAGGAAGAGAGGCAGTAGAATGACCGTCTGGCGCTAATGATACGGTAAATTCCCCAGGATTATAGTTAGCCACAAAAGTTATGCTTATTCTATACCAACCATTTCCGGCATCGATAATTGATCCTGTACAATTATTTTCTGCCACAACAGACTCTGTATTTGTATTGAATAAGGCAATTCTATTTATATTATCTCGCAAAACTACAAGATTATTCGTAATATCCTTAACATAAATGCTCCATGTGTATGTATCTCCAATAATTATGGGTATGCTATAATTTGTGCGCCACAAGTGTACGCCCGTAGTGGCAGTCTCTGTCAATTTGAGAGAAGCTGCATTTGTGGGTGAAGAAGCATTAGTTTTTTCTAAAGTTAACCCACCACTTATAAAGTATGAAGTATCTTCATAATCTTCACTACGTAATAAAATATTTCGCCCAGTATGAAACTGTCGATTTCTATATAGAGGAACCAAAGCAGCACTCAGATTATCTCCAGCAAATAAATTCAAACGATAAAATTTGTCGCGTATACCAGCGGCGTTTATATCTTCACAAAATGTGTTGACCGCATTTGCGGTAGTAGCACTAACTGTGCCTCCGTTAGCATATACTCTATTGATCCAATCTTGTGCTTCAACATTTGAAACTTTAGGAGCAAGATTTATTTCCCATTTTTTAGATAAATATTGAGCAACAGCTTCTATTTCTGTTTCTGTTAATTGTTTGTCATAGTATATTACTTCTGCTATTCCCCCAAGCAATCCGTATATATTATTTGCTAAAGATAATAATCTTAATGGTTGATCTCCCGAAAATGAGTGATTTCCTCCAGTAGTCAATGGGCCATAAACACCATCTCTGTATGCTCTGGTTGTTGATGATGTAAAAATAGATCCTCCAATCGCCCATTCTGATAAAGGATATCCGATTGCAGAATTGGTTGCAGCAGACGCGGAACCTCCCTGAGAAGCTAAAATGGATGGTACTCCCGCAGAATTTTGTATAGCTAATCTTGGTTCATCATTTAATGAACCTCTATCAAAAAGACCGTTATTAGTATTATCTGCTCTAAAAACCACAAATTGCGTACTTTCATCAACGTATTCCCAACCATCAATATTCAAAGATTTATTAGCATTTTGAGTATTTCTAATAGTAAAAAATCCAGATCTTGGGCTAGTTACCCATAAAGTGGGCCTATTTGCGCTTACAGTTTGTATAGCATGGCGATTGTTGCCGCTTTTATCTCCCAAATAACCAACCGGATCATTGTTTGCTGTGGCGAGTGCGTGGACGCCGCTAATACCCCACTTAGCAGCAAGGTATGCCTCTATAGAAGCCAATTCTTCTCTGGTTAACGTTTTGTTAAAAATGATATATTCTGCAACCGGACCGTGCCAAAAAAAATTAACTCCTATATTAGAACCAATAGAAAAGTCGCCGGTCGAGCCACTTGTTACTGACGGGATAGTTCCAGTTATGGTGTGAGGGGATAATACCCCGTTAATATAGGGTACTAATGATGTATTGCTGCCGTCAAATATAGCCGCTGATATTAAGGGCGGATGAATACCGGTATATTGAGTGGATGAAGTATGATTAGCGCCACCATCAACATAGTGACGAATACTACCATTCATGAAGTGAAAGAATCCGGCCCCTCCATTTGCTCTACTGAAACCTCTTACTCCAGTTGATTTAGATTCAATAACAGCAATTCTTGTTAAACCAGATAGATTAGATTGGGCGTTATATCCAGCAACTAAAAGAGTGTCATCTATTCCATCAAAAAAAAGCGCCGCGTTACCGTTAATTGCTGACGCGGTTAAAACTGGGGTTTTATTTGCGTCTGTTTGTGTTATATGCGCGGCTGTTGTACTTTTGTCTTCCCAATACGCTACCGAATCGCCAACAGCTACATCTCCAGTGCCGTCGCTATTTTGTTTCATTGAAGAAAGATCCGCAGAATCATACCATCCAATGCATCCATCAATATCCAATGGACTATTTACCGCCACAACTGGGCCAACATCTGTGGTATAAACTGTTGATAAATCAGCAGAATCATACCACCCTACAAGCCCAGGAATTTTACGAGGGTCAAAATTACTACCTAGAGTTTTAATTGCTCTTAAATTAATCGCCATTATACTTCTTCCTCTACTACAGGAATTAATGCTAATGCTTCACTTAATGGAACCACACTAATTTCATTAAAACGCCCAGAGTCTAACGCTTGAAATCCAGGCCCATATAAACCGTTAGGAACCTCTGTTAATAAATCAGCACATAAGAAAAATGTACCATCAGTTAGGGTCACGGGTTTAGCCACATGATTAGAGGGATTTTCTTGTTGAACAACTTCTAATCTATCGGCCAATTCTTGTGAAAATACCAACCCCCACTGTTTTGCATATTCGTAGGGTAGTGGTAAGTATGGCAATAGTTCTGCTACATTAGTTGGGTTTTCTGGTAATATAATTTCGTCTGACATTACAGTATATCTCCTATGGTGGTTATTAATGTTGATACTCTGTTATCTAGTTTTTCAAGATCTAGGGATTCGCCTATGCTGTAAAAAGCTATTCTGGCATTGGTATATGAATGCCCTCTAAACAGCCACAAGTTGTCAGCATTGGGTGTCTGAGATGCTTGCGCCGCCGTTGTATTTGCACCGGCGTTGCGGACGGTGCAATTAATGGGATCGCTTCTCGTTGCTCCGATGAATCCCAGCGCAACAGTTCCAATTCCAATGTCTGCTAAATAGGCCGCGTTGATTCTCGCTTGGTATTCACCGCCGCGAATGATTTGGCTGGCCCCATTTGTAGACCATCCAGAGGAGATGGGCCGTCTGGTCGCGTTACCTTGGTTGGTAGCGTAGTAGGCGATATGCTTACTGTTCTGCGGGTCGGCGTTGTTTGCACGATTGCTATCTAAATACTTTGTAGATCCATCACCAGCTAGCCCTGTTATTCTGTTATAATCATTAGACACAAAGTTATAATTAGTAGGAGCATCACCCTTAATAGGAGTTAAACATCCATCTAAATTATTCCACCCACTTAATATGCAGCAAGCTTTGATGCTATCCCAAATGTTGTCAGATTTACAACCAACAACAAAAGCGTTTATAGCCTCAATCATTTGTCTTTTTTTGCTCATCCTATGCTGCCCCCATTTTCGTAGCCAGCGTTAATATAATTTAATGTGTCTATGTCATAATCTTTACCAGATAGTCCGGTATTTAGGAAGAATTTATTTTCTGCCATGAAACGTGAAACGCGATTGTCTAGTTTTTCAAGATCAAGGGCTTCGCCTATGGAGTAGAAGGCGAGGCGGGCATCGGAGTGGTATGACGAGCCATCAGACATAACGAACAGATCGCCTGGGTCGGGAGTGTCCGATGGAAACGCCGTGCTAGTGTTAGTCGCGCCGTTTGCGCGATACTCAAAGTCGGACGCCTGAAATCGGCTCATTCCGGCAAAGCCCACCATGTCGGCGTTCAAAACGTCTGACACGCTGGCAGTAGACGGCCGATTCACGCCCCAGTTGGTCGTTACAGAACCCCGGAAAAATGAAGTGCTTCCTACAGTGTTTCTTCCGGCGCTGGCGATGTAGACGGTTGCGGCATTCGATGAAACTGTTGAGATGTATGCAGAAGTGTGCTTGTCATCCTGCGGGTCATCATCGTTCGCCCTATTGCTATTTAGATATTTCGTTGACCCATTACCCTTCAAACCAGTTTTACGATCATAATCAGCAGTAACGAAGTTATTATTTGTTGGTCCAGAGGTTTCTCGTATCGACAGGTTGGCAATCGAAACCGAATAGGCGATAGTGCCGTTGGTAGTAAACTCAAGCAACGCCGCACCTGCCGGGACGTTTGTAGCATAAAATGCCCCCGTTGCTGAGTTGTAAGAAACATTACTCGCACCTGGGAGTGATGAAAGCCTGATTGTGCTGATCGCTGACGTATCGCCTGTCAGAGTTCCGCTGACGGCATATCTCTTACCAATCGTTAGCGGTAGCGAAAACTGAAACCTAGGATAACTTGCATTTGAGCCGATAACACTGTTGGACATGGTGAGCGTGGAGCCATCCCAAACGCCAATGCTCCCACCAAAGTTTACTATGGAGGGCGTAGAAACACTCCACAACTCCGACCCAAGAGGGGGCGTTAGCGGAACCAAAGCCCCATTTAGTGTTCTTGCTCCCGCTAAAATACAACTAGCTTTTATACTATCCCATATGCCATCACTTTTACATCCTTTAACGAAAGTGTCAATAGCATTAGCAACGCCAACTTCTACTCCAGTACCATCAGCAGAGGCAACAGATGATAAGTATGCTAGTGCGTCTGGATCTGATGGTAAAGTTTGAGAACCAAATCCTGCGAAAGAACTTGCATATGGATGATCATATGGTAATTGCTCTTGTAAACCCCATTTCCAAGCTAAATATCCTTCTATTTTTTGGCGTTCTGCGACCGACAAAACGCGGGTGTAAACAACAATCTCGGCTATGTCTCCTCCAAAATGGTCGCTGGAAGACGCACTAACACGGCTTCCAATGATCATAGTTGAGTTAGTAGCCAGCGTCTGATTGCTGCTTACCGTTCCACCGTATTCGGAACCGTTTATAGCCAATGTTGCAGTATTAAACTCACCATCGCAGGT